ATTAAATTATCTAATTCTTCACTTCCACCGACTAAATCTTGTAATTCTTTAAGAGTTCCATTATTTTCTAATTCTCTAATTAAATCGCCATGTTCAGTAGCGTAATCTGTAAGATAATTTGGTGCATCAGGGTCAGCATCTATACCAGTAGCTTTAATACCCTGTTCAAGAATTTCATTAATTCTTTTTAATTTATCATCTACTATATTTGTAGGTGTGTCTAAAGGTTTTATTCCATAAGTTTCATCTAAATCTTCTATAAGAGGAATAATTTCAAACTGTACTTGACCAACTCTTTGATTTCCTGTTGCTGAAGTTCCAACAGCTTTATAACCAAGTTCTTTTAGTTTACCTATATTAGACTGTATATTTCCTTTTAGTCTTATTGGTCCACCTGGTGCTTCTACATCATAAAAAAGTGGAACTAATTCAGGATGTGTATTTCTTAAAGAAGGTAAATCAATATTTAATATTTCATTTGGTTTAATTTTTGTTTCAAATTGAAATAATTTTCTATTACCACCACTATATTCATCTGCATATTCAGGAGTTGCAGAAAAATAGTTTTGTTGTCCAAGACCACTTCTACCACCACCACCTGTTTTTTCAAAATCACTTATAACTAATCTATTAGGGTCATCTGTAGCTCTCCATATTTGAACATAACCATCATCACTAACTGATAATTTAACATCTAAACCAGTACTATCTTTACCTACTACATTTGTAGGTGTGTCTATTGCTTTATAATTATCTATAGCTGCTTCAGGAGAATCAAATAATTCACCAGGTGCTAATCCTCCTTTTGTAGAATTTCCAAACTCATCATAACTATAACGTCTATAACCTTCTTTAGTTCTTGTTCCAGATGCAGGATTATATCTGTACTCTACAACAGATAACTTATTATCAGGAGATAATTCATATCCATATTTTGAATCATAAAACTGTTCACGACCTTTACCTTGCAATCCACGTACATCTTCTTTATAACCAGTAAATTCAGGAACATTTTTATTAGCTTCTTCTAAAGAATCAAATACAGGAGTTTTAACTTCTTTATAAAAAGTTGTCTTTCCTGTTTCTTTATCATAATTAAAAGTTTTATATACTCCTTGATGTTTTCTAACTTCAACAGGAACAACTCCTTCTTCCGTTATAACCCATGCCCATTTAGGAGGATTTGATTTAGGTCTACCTCGTGGTCTCTTTTCTTCTATTACTTCATCTTCTACATTTGTAGGTGTGTCTAATGAAGATAAATTATCTGGAACTATATCCTTATCAGCACCTTCTACTGTATCTGGAACTTCTACATCTCCTGCTAGTTCTCCGTATTGTGCAGCTTGTTCTGCGTCAACTTTTTCGAATGCTTCTTTTGCATATTCTGGAAGAAACTCACGGTCTAAATCTCTACGTAATCTATCAGAAATAACAGGTCCTTTGTTAGTTAATGCCATTTCTATATTTGCAGGACTGTTAGGAAATATCTCATCTAAAGCATCACCAACTAATGAAACCTTTGCAGTTCCATCGCCAAAGTCCATTGTCTTATTAAATAAATTTTCCATTTCTTCTAGCGTAGAAAATTCACCTAAATCTAAATGAAAAATTTCATCAATTTCTGGTCTCATCATATTAGGTCCACCTACTGATTGTGAGCTTTGGTCCATAAGAGATATACTAAACCCTGAAACTATATCATCATCATAAATTACATCGATAACTAAACTAAGGTCCCTTCTTCCTACACCAACTAAATCTTCTAAATCATAAGGACCATAAACTAACAAACCGTCTGCTCTAGGCAAAGTATCCCAATAACCGCTTACATCTTCACCTACAAAATCTAATAAATTTTGACCGTCAAATTTTCTATTAGTAACTGTTTCTCTTAAAGCAGTTTCAACTAATTCATCTAAGGCTTTGATAGCTTTGTAATAATCTTCAGGTTCCACTATTCTTCCTTATCTTTGTTGTAAACATTTTCTGTAAAATCTAACTGTGCATCTATTGTATCGTTAATATTATTTCTAATATTTCTTCCTAAACTTTTGAATGCATTTCCAAATCTTACATGTGGAGGATAAGGTTTTGCCCAACGTACAGATATTTCTGGTTGATTATTTTTATTAATACTTTCTCTTTCAAAAGGATTATTAACACCGTATAATTTCTGTAATACTTTTGACCATACTTCTTTAGTTGCTTCAGGTGTTATTACTTCTGTTCCTACAAATCTAAATTCATCTCCCCATGATGGTCCTGGAGGGTCTTCTTCTTCTTCTACTACTATAGGGAATGTAGTATATTTTTCTTCTTTGTTTATTCTATTTGTTACCCAATCAGGAAGATTTTCTCCATATACTAATTCTCCTGTCTCAGGATTTACTCTTTTTTTAAATGCTTCTAATTGATAAGCAACTATTTCTTCTAAACTTCCATCTGCTATTAACTCTATACCAGCATAAGTTCCTAGTTCGCCTCCAATATCTCTTAATGCCCAAGGTCTATTAAAATAAACTAAAGTAGCATATTCTAATCTTTCTTCTGAATAATCTTCTATTGTAACATTGGAACTGTTTCTAATAAGGTTTTCTACAGTTTTCCTTGCATGTGCTAAATCTAATTTTAAAATATCTAATGCTTCTTCTCTACTTACAGAATCACCCATTTCAAAATCATATGTTTTTGTTGCATTAGTATGTCCAAATCCAATAGTGGGAGTTCCTCTCTTATCTAAATAAGCATCTTCTTTAAAGCCTTCCAGATTCTCAATGTGGATAATTAACTCTTCTGTTAATTCCATTTTAATTTCCTGGTTGATTAGCGATATTGGCAAGGCTACCCATAAGGCTAGCAAAAGATTTCCTATACTGAGCATCAGCTTGACTTCCTGTAATTATATCTCCATACGTATCTCGCATAAACTCATCAAAGCTAGTAGACATTGCTGCTCCTACATCTATTTCAGATTCTCTATCTGTCATAGCAAAGTCTCCTACCCTTCCACTACCTGCAAGGTTTCTTCTTCTTCTTGCATCTGATAGGTCTGCTTCCATATTCCTTTGTCTGATATCAAAATTTTGTTTTTGTAATGAGTAACTCTCTTTTGACCATGCATCAAAGAAAGTCTGTAACTCTGCATCTGAAGCTGGTCTACCCAGTCCTTGTGTTATAGCCTCACTAATGTAACTCTTTGCATTAGTGAAATTAGGTTGAGTAAATTGAAATAGATTTTGATATGAATTATCTCCACCATAGTTAGATTCAAAAGCACCAGTTCCATATCCATAATCTGCTAATGAGTCTTTAAAAAATTCTTTTAAAAATACATTCATATTTGCTGCTGTACTACCTGGTGCAAGTAAGATGCTGTATAAATCTTCTGAACTAATACCATCACCATTTAAATTTAATCTAGACATAGCAGATGTAATTGCTTCTATTGTTCCTCCTGGATTATTATCAAGTACTCCATAAACAAAAGTAAATGGTTGTAAGAATCCAGCTTCTACTAATAAAAGCTGTGTATCCATTATGTCTTCAGGAGATGCATTAGCAAATAATGAAGTGGCTAACCCATCTTGATATAGTGGCATTGTTCCTTTAGAAGTTTTCTCACTATATACATCTAAATCTAATTCACCTATACCATAGTATGTTTGAGTAGAAAGTCCCATAATTGCACTTCGAACCTGTACTTCTTCTGGCTCACCTTGATATGTTATATCCGTAGGGTCCATTGCCCAAGATGAATTTATAAAATCCTCTACATAATTTACACCTAATTCATTATTTATAATTGCATCTATTCCATCTAAATATTCTTGAGTTGTTATTTTGTTATTATCTAATTTTTCTTTTAATTCTTCTGCTGAATCATAATCTATATTTCTTGCTGCAGTTTCTTTATATAAGTTATCTCGTGCATCTTTACTTACAAATGCTTTATAAGCTAAATCTGCTTGGTCAGAATATCCAGAAGATATAGCAGTACCAACAATATCAGGACTTAAATGAGAAAGCTCTTCTGGTAAAAGTTCTTTCTCATGTAAATTT